GATCTTTTGCTAAATAAAATCCAAATTGAGTTCCATAATAAGCTATTACCCCATTGATCAAAAGCATTAATGTTAGTTTACTTTTCCATCCAAACCAATTGAATAAATTTTTAAGCTTATTCACTATTTAGTATAGATTACACTAGATTAAAAATGTTCAATATATATTTCAAACCCAATATTCTTCTTTCATTCTTCTCATTAAGTTAATCCAAACTTTTAAATGCGCCGCTAGTTCTTTCTTATTTGAATTCTCAAAGCCTTCGACAGCTTTTAAATAAAACATATTTAAATTTGGATAAAATCTTCTGCGTCTTTCAAGGCTATCTTTAAACATGCTTAGTAAAACAAAGTAATATTTTGCAATCTCTTCGTCTGGTTTCCATAAGCTTTCCCAATCTTCTTGTATTGTAACATTTTCTATTTTATGTCTTTCTAGTTTAGGATATATAGAACTAATAGTAGAACTAACATAGCTTTTTTCTTTTAGTTTAAAATCTAATTCCGAGCTTATTCTATAAACATATAACTTAGTAAAAAGTTCAAAACTAATATGTAGAAGACCATCTTCTATTTCTTCTTTTGCTAATTCATTTATAATTAAATCTAAATCTTCTTGAGACTCAGATAGTAAGATGACCTTTTCTTCGCTTAAGCCAGTTCTATAAGATAAGTGCTCTAAATCACCGATGCCAAGCATACAGTAATTTACACAAATCTAATTAATTTTCTTCAATAATCTCTGCGTTAGCCAATGTAGGATCTAATTTTAAAAGATCTTCTTGATTAAATTCTTCTTCGCCGTCCCACTCGTATTCGCCTTGGGCTTTTTCCCAAGCGTCTTTTTTAGGACGATCTGTAGATCCTGGTTTTGCTGGTTTATAATTTTTCCCCATTCTTTTTTTCTTTTCTCTAATGTTGTGCCAAAGACCTTTATTTTTAGCTTGAAGATCCATTTCTAATGTAAATTCTGTATCTTCACTAGAGCCACATCCAGGTTTGCCACAAGATCCAGCTACTTTACTTACTGGTTTTGCGCTCCACATTTTACAACTCCAATAATTTGCTTTCCATTTTGGGCCAGGATTTGAGCAATTATGTCTTGCTCTGTAAGCTTTTCTTCTTTCTGGATTATCTCTTTTAATTTCCATATTTGGATCACCAAATTGAACAACTACTACATTGCCTTTATCATTTTTTACATATACTCCAAATTTCTTCTTGCTACCCTTTGGTAATCTGAATGGTTTATTAAGGGCTTTTTTCTTTTTTTCTTCTGCTGAAAATGAAACAAAATCAACTTCAAAGATAGTATTTTTCATCAATACATTATTACACTTATTTTTTCTCTATGTAGTAATTTTTTTGATTTTTAGGAGCTATTTTACCTATATATGCTCTTGCTGATTTTAAACCATCTTTTGATAATGGAAATACCCCATGGAGAAAATTATCATTTTTAGAATATATAGCATAATATTTTGTTCTTTTTACTTTTGGCATAAATTATCCTTTTTATTGGATTCTTCTATTATCATTGATTTTAATAATTTCAAATAATATACATTCCAGTTGTCGCCAGTTTCATTAGGCTTTTTATTTAAATTATCTTCCCACTGGTTTTTCTCTATCATTTGATCAATTAATGATAATATTACTCTCATATATATTATATTTAAAATATTGATTATTTTCAAATATCGTGTATAATTCATTATAGTTCTTTCTCATTGGGCCCGTACTGGTTTCGATTTTAGGAATTAGAATTAAAATGCAAGTAGAGGTTTAGGTGGGTCTCTTTAAAAAACCTTGCAAGTATTAACTGCCAAAACAGGTAAATACAAAGGTCATATTTCTGCCAAAGTTTCTTTGGTAGAAGAGACCGTTTCTGTAGCCTAAGTTCTACAGCGTGACTACCACGACACATCTAATGGATAGTTGCGTATTTAGATGTCTTTGTCTTTAAAGTTTTTTTATTCTCTATTGACTTAGTATACAAAATAAAATCGCTGAGTATGTTTGTTGTTTCTCTACATAAAGCTAAAAATAAAAACAACTAAACTTGTAGTATTTTAATTTAGGTTCACTAAAAGACGTATGTTCAATTCATACCGGGTCCAAGCAAACGAATTCATTCGCCTCCAATTTAAATTAGAATATAATTTATTGTTGATATATAATACGAAAATGGCAATATCTAAAATTAAATTAAAATGTCTTTATTGTGGTAATATATTTGATAAATTAAAATCTGAATACAAAAGAAGAATTAGACAAGGTAAAACTAGATTTTACTGTAGTTACAAATGCGTTGGTAAAGCTGATGTTAATAAAAATCCAGATAAATTTAAAAAATTTAGAGAAGCTAACGCTATTAGAATAACAAAATATTGTGGATGTAGACTAGACCAATTTAGCCCATTTAAATATCACGCTAATAAAGCAAGATCAAGAAGTAAGTCTAGAGGAGAGAAAACAGATTTAGATGTTCAATATTTAAAAGAGGTTTGGGATAACCAAAATGGTCTTTGTCCATATACAGGAATAGAAATGGAGTTAGGCAGAACAAGTAAAGATGAGGATATTAAGAAAACCCCAATAAAAGCAAGTCTTGATAGAATAGATCCATCTAAAGGTTATATAAAAGGTAATGTAGAATTTGTATGTTACTGTATTAATGTAATGAAAAATGATTTTACAAAAGAACAAACTTTAAATTTTGTAAAACAAATTAAATTAAACTAAATTATTTGCTACCAAAACCAAATGGACACTTTAAACTTTTTTGATGGTCTTTAAATTTGTTTCCGTATATATCTACGCCATTCATATATCTTTTTCCTATTCGTCTTTTATTTGAATACGCATCTATTTCAGATCTTTCCCTACCAAAAAGATAACCAGTTTTTCTTTCGTTATTGATTACTTCTTTAGATAAGACTTCCTCATCAACCTTTAATTGATATTTGTCAATAAAATGCCTAGGATATGGAAGCATATAACCTATTGGTGTGTCTTTCTTAATTTCAATTAAAAAATTTGGTCTAGTAATTTTTAAATTAAATGTAAAATTTCTTCGTAAGTTATCTGTCTCTACACAGGCTGACATATGAATTATACCATCTATATAATAATTTGGAGGATTCATTATTAATGTATTTACTCCTTTTGGGGTTCTTATTATCCAAGGAGTTTCTATTGTAATAGTACCCATACCAAAATGTGGTTTTATCTGTTGATACGCTGGTTGTGGTCCATCGTGAAAAATCTTTACTGCTTCTGGGCATTCGTCTCCATTCCAAATCGCGCTAAAATCAAAAGCTGCTTTTAAAATAAAACCATGCTCATTAGCAATAGTTAATGGAAGGCAGAAGTAAGCGTGATCAATAAACCAATCTCTTAGCTTCTTGCCATTTAGGTTTACTATTAAGTTTTTAGCTGCTTCTTGATAAGATTCATGATGAGTTATAGCTAATAGCACATTCTCTGGTACATTTACTAAATCAGGAATGTTTTCTTTTATCTCTAAAGTATTATTCATTTATAATCAGATGGTTTTAAATGGTATTTTGCTTTTTCTCCATTAGGAAATAAGCCTTTAAAATAATCTAAAACATGTCCCTCCTGTTTTTCTCTTTTGGATAAAAATTCACTTCTTTGATGAACTTCGTATTGATTATCTTTTATAATTAAATTAGTTTTAATATATGTATCATCAAAAAACATCATCCTAGCTATTGGTTCTCCCTTTTGAATTGTAAATTTTCCTGAATGATTACACAAACATACAAGCCCAAAATGCGCAGGATTCCACCATGTTTCGACTAAGCCCTCCATCACGGAAAAGGGTCTCCGTACATTTGGTATTCCTTTAATAAAAGTAAAGCATCCTTCTTCTGTTTTAGGAATAAAGTGAGTTTGAACAGTAAAACTACCACAAGAAGAATGATCGTCTATTACAGCGTGAGGAGCGGACTCTAAAATTTTTATATCTGCGTTATGATTTTCGTCTCCGTCCCAATCTACTTCAAATGTAGCTGGAGACAATATATCATAACCTAAGCCATTAGCCATTAAAAGTGGTAAACAAAATTTCGCGTGTTGAATAGTTTTTATATCTTTTTCCCACCAATCTCTATATAATTCTGGTTTTTTTGGTAAAAGAGATTTGTCGTATGGAAGCATAAGATATAATTCTATATCTTTTTCTTTTAAAATTTTTTTTGAATGTTTTTCGCTTGATCCAAGGCTATCGTTTTTATTTAGAAATGGACAACTCATATTTTAGATTTATCTCCAGAAAAAATAATTTCAATATTTTCATTAGTGTTTTCTTTTATGTATTTAACTATAAAATTTTTCATTGCATCAAACGATATAAACTTTAAAAAGTTAGGACCATCTTTTGCGTTGTCAAAAATAACTTTATAGATTCCTAGATTCTCTATAACATCGCACTTATTTAATATAAGTTTAGTTGTACCAGAAATATTTATAGCTTTAATAAGATGATTTAATCGTATCCAGTTTGCAGACCTTTTTCTTCCTGTAGTAGATCCATATTCATTTCCTAATTGAACAAGCATGTTTATTTCCTCATTCTCCCATAAAGAATTTGGAAATAGAGGATCTACACCGCTTTTTGTATCGTAAATCTTAGCTACACCAATAATATTTTTTATGTTTTTGGGAGAAAATCCTAAAGAACAAGCTGAATAAGGTAGCGTCTCGCTACTTGTAACATATGGATAATTTCCATAATTTATATCCAACCAAAAACTTTGTGCTCCCTCGCATAATATTTTACCATATAAATTTTCGTCCCAAATATATTTTTTATCAATATAATCTTTAGCTAATTTTCCACATCTTAACATTTTGTCTGAATAAGCAGGAGCTATACCTTGCGCTGTTGTACCTAATTTTTCTTGAAGATGTAGTTTATCGTAAAGAATATGCTTGTCTGTTATAATATGCGCCTTTGGGCTAACTTTAACTAAAGAGGTATCAAAACCCTCTTTGTTTAAATATTCTATTTCATCATAAAACTTATTTATATTAATAACACAATTCGGACCAATTACACTTAATTTATTTTTAAAAACTCCGCACGGTATCATATGGGTTTTATATTTCTTATCATTTATATAAATCGTATGTCCAGCGTTTGGTCCGCCATTCCATCTACAAACTATATCATAATCATTTGATATAGCATTACTGATTTTTCCTTTACCTTCGTCGCCCCATTGAAGACCAAAAATAATATCTACATAATTAATTTGATTCATTCGCTAAACCAGAATTTGGGGTTTGAATTTTTTCTAAAAAAGTAGCGAGCATTTTATAACAAAAATTATTTCCATTTTTACCGCAACAATCTTTAAATTTTTTGCTTTCAATAGGGCAGTACTGATTTCTTCCCATTTTTGGGGCTATCCTATGGATAGGACCTCTTTCGTAGGGTTGAACATAAGGCTTTATTGATGAAAAATCAATATCACCGTTATCAACTTGTTTTGCTTCAACTTCTATGTATTTATTTTCTTTATTCATATTCACAAGAATGCGATCTTAAATCAAAAATTGAGATATTTTCTATTTCTCCAGATGGGCTTTTTATTTTGACATTTGCTTCGTCTATAATAGACTGAACTGTTCCATAATAATATTGGTTTTTAATATAATCTTTTATAACGACCATCTTTTTACCAATTATTTTTTTTAAAATATTAAATTTTAAGCTTATTTTTTCACTCATTTTTAAATGATACCATTAAGTAGCTTTAAAGTCAATATTTTTTAAATTTAAATCTTTATACCATATCGCTAAAACATATCTTTCTCCCCTACTTTAGTCACGCAATGAGGGTATTTTAATCCATTAAAAAATACGGTCTTTGCTTTTGTTGGTTTAATTCTTATTTCCTTTTCATTAGTGTTTATAACTGTTTCTCAAGTTATTACATGTCTCAAAATCTAATAAATTTTTGACACTAATGATCATATATATAATTCAATAAAATTTGATTTTTTTTATTAATTAAAACAAATGAGCATCTTTCTTCACAAAAACTACCTGTATTTATACATTTATCATCATGATCTGGAATGTGACTATGACCATATATTACTTTGTCATATCCATTTTCTTTTATATATTTAAGAGCATTATGTTTTATTTTGCCACTTTTTTCAACAAAATTTTTAGTATGGTGTTTGAAAATATCAAAAAACATTTCGCCAACTATTCTCTTTCTGGCTAAGTAATAAATCTTAATTATAAGATTACTAATCCATTTATATTTTGTGAAATAGATATCGAATATATCACCATGAACGATTAAAATCTTTTCTCCTTTTAATTCTATTTCTAGTTCGTCCCTGCAGTCAAAACCCAAAAGGATACTCATAAATTCTGCATTCAGAAAACAATGATTACCTATTAAATAGACTACTTTAGATTTCTTGCTTAATTTTCTTAATTGAGACAATACTTTCCAATGAGTCTTTTTAAGACGCTTTAAATTATGATGGTCAAAAAGATCGCCAGCAATTACTATTGTTTTTGCTTTATATTTTTTTAAAACTTTTAATAGTATTTCTGGTTTAGAATCTTTATCACCAAGATGGATGTCAGAAATTATTAAATATTTATTTACCATGAGAGAAGCCTTCATACAAACTATTAGGTGTTACTCTTATGGCTCTTATTTTATCCGTCCACAATCCCCCTCGCATTTCTTGTATGTTTCTAAATCCTAAGTAACTCATAGCGCTTCTCAAGCCATTTACAAAATCAAACACTACATCTTCTAAGGTCTTATTTGTAATAAGAGGTATTAGTGTAGTGTCCCCTTCTATAAAAAGATTTCGTTTCGTACCGTCATACAATTCATAATCTTCAACGACATCTTTGCTGGCCATTCCTCTGTATTTAGCGTAATATTTTCCACCTCTTTTTACAATATTTTCTTCGTCTACTATATCACTAAGTCCAGCGAAAATCCTTCCGCATATTACTACATCCGCTCCGCTAGCAATAGCTTTTACGAGATCCTTTGGATATCTTATTCCTCCGTCTGCTAGAATACTCGGACGGTTGTCATCACTAATATTTTCGTGTCTAAAATAATCCAAATTAGCTAATTGCCAATTTCTAGCAGCTTTCCATGCGTAATACAATCCAGTGATGCTTGGACATCCTATTCCTGTTTTCATTTGTGTTAAGCACATGCTTCCAGGGCCTATTAAATGCCTAAATCCGTCCGCTTTTAAATTAGCCAATCTATAAACACTTTCTTTTGTAAGAGTATTACCTACAATTATATCTTGAGTATAGTTAGCGGTTTTAAATGCAATTAAAAAATCTTCTACATTCTTAGAAAGACCGTTTGCAGTATCTAAAAAATAAATATCTGTATATTCTTTTGTAGCTTCTACTCTTTTGTTAAAATCTTTTAAACCAATTGCAGTCATACAAAATCCGCTTTCATCTTTTATCTTTCTTGCTTTAATCGCTTGATCTTGTATAGACATAAATCTATGTAAAACTCCCGCTCCACCTAATTTATTTATTTTAATACAACCCTTAACAGAAGATATTGTATCCATTGGAGATATAATGATTGGATAGTCTATATATTTGGTTCTACTAATTTTGGTCATTGTGCTCACTTCTTTTCTAGATGCAATATCTGAAAAGTTTGGTAATAAACAGATATCATCATATCCTATGGCTTCTTTAAAATTAAACATAACAAAATTTTATTCTATATTTATTCTTGGGTCAAGATGTTTTTGCCAAGATCAATTAAAGCTTTTTTACTTCTCATAGCATGAATTAAGGCAGGTTGAATAATATATTTTTCTGTAGTCATATAAGATTCATATTCCCAAGTTTTATTGTATGGTACAATACCTTTAAACACGCCAGTCCAGTCAGACGCCCAATAATCAAAATAGTAATCATGAAATCTTTTTTGTACTTTTTCACTAACTATATTAGCTATATAAGCCATGGGAATTTCTTCTGTTATTTTATAGCCTTTATTTGAAATATAATCGTAACATTTCATTCCTAAACTTATTGCTTTGTTTATAAAGTCTTTTTTGCAAATCCAAAATCCTGCGTTTGTATTTCTTATTTCTTCGTGACTAACACCTAATTCTCTATAAAAATTAGTAAGACTATTAACGTCTACTCCCCACCAATCTCTTCTAAGTGTTTTATATGAATTGATTGGACTTTCCAAAAAAGAATGCCAAGGTACACCATCTTCAATAATATACTGAATACCAATTTCTGGTTTTCTTACAAAGAAAGAGTCGCAATCCAAAAAAATAAAATAATCATAATCAAATTCTTTTAATTTATTTAAATATAAAAATTTAAATAAATAAGAATTTAAATCTAAAGATATATTTTCATCTATCTTCTGATTAATACAATTTTTAAGATTTAGATTTGAATAGCAAATAAAATCTCCGTTTATATTATGCTTATTAAAAGAGCCAATTAGAGCTTGAGCCATATAAGCATATTCACCGTAAGCTATAGTCCAATAACAAATTTTCATATTGAGTCAAATAGTTTTTGCCATTTTTCTACATGTTTTTGCGGATCACACCATAAACTTTTATTTAAATCTCTGGCTTTTATACCCATATTACGTCTTAAAATATTATCTTTAGATAATTCTTTAGCATATTCTTTAGAATCTTCTATTGAATCAAATAAAAACCCTGTTGTACCATGAATAACTTGTTTAAAGAAATTATGTTTTTTTGGAGCAATTATTGGCAATCCCGTTAATGTAGCCTCTATTGTTGCCCTACATTGGGTTTCAGTAAAAGATTGGTGGCTATTATACATATATACATCTAGCGATTTCAAAAATTCTAATGTAGGCTGAGCGTTAGCTTTCATTAGTTCCCACTTATCGTCAAACTTAAACCAGCTAAATCTTTCTTTAAAATCTTTATGAACTCCCATTACTTTATACTTTATTGGAATAATATTTAAACTATATACTTCTGGAAAATCATCAGAAAATTTTAAATAATCTGGTCTACTATGTTTCCCAATGGTAAAAACACTGTTACTTCTATCAAAGAATGGATAAGACTCAATATCAAAATAATTGTCTATAAAAAAATATTTTTGCGAACCGTAATCTTCCTTTAAAAGATCTTGCTGATGATACTGGTCTATATATAAAAGCGCGTCTACTAATCCATTTTTTATAGCATAAATTTCTTCATCTAATCTCCAAGTCATATCATTCGACCAAATGAATTTTAGTCCAGATTGCTTTATCCTTTCTAATCTCCAACTATCTAAAAATAATCTAAAATTACAAAAAGAAATCGCAATTCCATTGAGCTTTGACGGAAGCTCGTCCCAATTGAAAATTTTTACATTGTGAGACTTTAAAAAATCTATATTATGTTTTTCTTTTAGTCTAAAAGAATCATTAGGTATGGAGTACAAATTAAAATTTGTGTTTTTACTAAAAAGCTTAATTAAATCTTTAAGTCTTGTATCTGCTCCACCTAGCTCAGATATCCATTGAAAAAAATAAATATCCATTACAATTCGAATGAAAGTACGTTTTCAAATTGAAAAATTATTCTATCTGCTTCATTTTTATCTTTTAATTCTTTTAAAATCATTGGGTTAATTGTGTCTTTTAAAGTCTTTAATATTTCAAAGGCTTTATTCTCATTATTTTTTCTTTGGCAGGAACACCCTGTATATGCTGCGTCTAGATAGTCTTTAATTATAGCCATTCTTCCATCTTTATATATAATATCTTCGTTATTGACAAGTAAATCATATAAATGCTCCAAAGAACCTATTAGTATTGTTTTCATAATATATATTTATCTAATATTTTATACACAATAATAGCGGAAACATAATAAAATGGCAAGAGTAAAATATTATTAAATAATAAACAAGAAAACAAAACTATCCAAAAGCCTATACAATATGGACAACTAATTAACTTAGTAAAAAAGTTTTTATGCTTTAAAGACAAATAAGTTATATAATCTATAGATATATTAATCTTCTTATACTCTTTAAATTGATTTATTTTAAATAACTTTTCTATTTTAAATAAACTAGCATATTCCAAAAAAGCTTCTGTTTTAAACCATATAATCAGTATGAAAACTATAAGACTAATTTGATTTAGTATGTCTATCATCTTGACAATAAATTATATTTAAAATACAATAGGTTTCAAATATTTTTAATGAAAAATAAATTTATTATTATGGCTAAAAAAATTGGCCAAGAGATAGCCAGAACATCAGAAGATCCTCACAGAAAAGTCGGTGCAGTAATATTGAACGAAGAAGGCAGAATATTATCTACGGGATACAATGGCTTGATTCAAAGTAAAAATGTAAATAAATCTTTTTGGAAGAATAGAGATTCAAGAAGAGGGTATATGATACACGCAGAAGCAAATGCTCTATCTTGTATATCTCGGTACGAAAACCCATATTTTATATACGTAACTCTTTTACCTTGTGGGTACTGCGCTAATTTAATAGCTTGCTATGGAATAAAACATGTTATATACTCAGAAGAATATGAACATGATTGCTCTTCTATAGATATTTTTAAATTTTATAAGATAAAATGTCAAAAAATATAGTCAAATTAATTGGAATATCTGGAGTAGCTACTTCTGGAAAAGATACTCTTTGTAATATGATCTCTAGGTATTTAAGTCAACAAAATATTATTTCTAAAAGAATAGCTCTTGCTGATAACTTGAAGAATGATTTAAAGGATTTTATTCTAGATAAATTCTCAATTGATATAACAAAATCTACGCCAGAAGAAAAATCTCTTGTTAGACCTATTATGGTATCATATGGAAAAATAAGAAGATCTATATCAAAAGGAACTCATTGGACTCAAAAAGTAGAAAATGACTTAGAAATGTTGATAAGAGAAAACATTATACCAATAATAACTGACATTAGATATATGGAGTATCCAGAAGATGAATATTACTGGTTAAAAAATAAGAATGGTATTTTAATTCATATATCAAGATTAGATTTAAATGGGAATTTAATTCCGCCAGCAAACATAGAAGAAAAAGAAAACGATATTAAATTAAAAAGTATGGCTGATTTAAAATTAATATGGAGGACAGAAGAAAATAACGATGCTCTTTACTACGAGCATTTAAAATTTCTACAAGAAATATATGCAAAACTCAATGTACAAATTTAAAAATGATTTAGATCTAGTTAAAGAAGTGAAATGTAAAAATTGCAGTGAAGCTATGAAAGAACTTGAACAAAGACATAGCGGAGTTTGCTTTTCTATGATCAAAAAATACTATAACGCATTATCCTCTGTAGGGGTAGACCCAAATGAATTAGCTAAAGAAAAAGATTATGTTATGTATAAATCTGTTTTAAATTTTGATCCCACAAAAAATATTAAATTTTCTACATGGGTGGGTAATCAAATGAGATTTTATTGTTTAAACTCTATGAATAAAAATAATTCCTCAATATCTATGGATAATGAAAACATTAAAAATATTATTGAGCGAAAACAGTCACTAGAAATTTTTAAAATTATTCATAAAGAAAATTATGAATATATATTCAATATATTATTAAAATTAAAAGATAAAAGAATAGAAAAAATATTTAAAATGAGATATTTTTCTGACAAAAAAAATGTATCATGGAGCAAGATAGCTAAGAAATTAAAGGTAAGTACGCAAACAGTTATAAATTTGCATAACAAAACCTTGAAATTTCTTAAAAATAAATTAGAAAGTAACAAACTTTATGATACTATTTAAAAGGACAAAAAAATAAACAACGAAAGGTAAATATATATGAATACAAAAAATGACAAACAAAGTGATTGGGCAAAAAGAGACATTGGCGCTCTCTGGAAAAAAGAAGGTCAAAGTCAAAAATATCTATCAGGATATGTAAAAGTAGACGAATTAGGTATTGAAAAAGAGCTTAAAATTGTTGTATTTTCTAATAAAAATAAAAACAATAATGAAAAAGCTCCTGATTATAGAATCTATGTTTCTAAACCATTAGAAATAACTAAGACATCTAGTACTCCAGTAGTAGCTAAAAAAGTAGTGGCTTCTGTTAAGAAGACTAAAGAAGTAATAGAAGAAAGCGACGAATCTTTATTGTGAGGATTTGCTTAAATCTTCCAGTTAATTCTGTAAGTTTTGGTCAGGTATCTACCTTATTATTAAGGAATTTTTTTCTTGATAGTAAGGTAGACCCTGATTTATTTGTTATAGGTAATCAAATAGATCTATCTACTCAGCAATCTATAGACTCTAATTTTATAAAATGGTTAGAGAATAAAATATCTATTTCATTAAGTAGGCACGATAGGAACAATCTTAATTTTAAACTATGGCATCTCAATGGTTCTATGGAAAGTCTTTCTAAGGAACAAAATTTATTTACATTTTATGAACTAGATACTCCAACAAAAGAAGAAGTAAACATTATAAAAAACCAAAAAAATGTAATATTTAGTTCTCAATTCTCAGTGGAAAATTTTAAATCTAAGGGATGCGAAAATGTACATTATGTACCACTAGCATTTGATCATTACAATTTTAAGCAAATATCAAAAAAATACTTTCAAGATGATAGAATAGTTTTTAACTTATGTGGCAAATTAGAAAAAAGAAAAAGACATCAAAAAATAATAAAATCATGGATTAAGAAATTCGGAAATAATAAAAAATACTTTTTACAATGTGCCATATTTAATCCTTTTTTAAAAGTAGAAGATCAACAGAGTCTTATTTTTAGTATCTTAGAAGGGAATAAATATTTTAATATATCTTTCCTTGGAATGATGGAGAAAAATATAGCGTATAATGATTTTTTAAATAGTGCAAATATTATAATTGGAATGAGTGGTGGTGAAGGTTGGGGTTTACCAGAATTTCATTCTGTTGCATTAGGCAAACATGGAATAATTATGAATGCACACGGATATAAAGGATGGGCGAATGAAAATAATTCTATATTAGTAAATCCTAGTAAAGATAAAATAGAAGCATATGATAATATATTCTTTAAAAGAGATATACCATTTAACCAAGGATATATATATGATTTTGATGAAGAAGAGTTTATAAATAGCTGTGAAAAAGCAATAGAAAAAGTAAAAAAAAATACAATAAATACAGAAGGATTAAAGTTGCAGGAATCTTTTTCGGATAAAAAAATGTATAATAATATATTAAATATTATAAATAAATAATGCCTCAATATATTTATCAACATCCAAAAACTAAAAAAATAGTAGAAGTAGTTCAAAGTATACATGAAAAACATGAATACATCGATAATGATGGAATAAAATGGAATAGAATATTTACGCCCTTTAGATTAAATACGGATGGAACATTAAAAGGAACCTCTACTCAGGAAGACTTCTTGAGATATACAGAGAATAAAAAAGGAACTATGGGAGATTTATGGGATATGAGCGGAGAATTAAGTGCAAAAAGGGCAGCTTTACATGGTGGGATAGACCCAGTTAAAACAGAATATACAAAAAAATGGAGTAAAAAAAGAAAAGGCAAAAGGCACCCGACAATTAAAGATAATTAATTCCAATATTCTTCTTTCATTCTTCTAATTAATATTATCCAAGTTTTTAAGTGCTTAGCTAATTCTTGTTTATTAGAATTATTAAATCCTTCTACGGCTTTTGCATAAAAAATGTTAGGATTAGGATAAGATCTTCTTTTTTTATCTAAACTATCTTTAAACATACTTAATAATATAAAGTAATATTTTGCGAGTTCTTCATCTGGTTCCCAAAGAGTTTCCCAATCTTGTTGTATGGTATGATTTTCTATTTTATGTCTTTCTATCTTTGGATAGACAGAGCTAATAGTATCGCTTACATAAGATTTTTCTTTTAATTTAAAATTTAAATTTGAACTGATTTTATATACATGTAATTTTGTAAAAAGATCAAAGCTAATATGTAAAAGACCATCCTCTATTTCATCTTGAGCTAATTGATTTATGATTAAATTTAAATCATCCTCTGATTCAGATAGTAATATAACCTTTTCTTCACTGAGACCAGTACGATAAGAAATATATTCTAAGTCGCCGACTCCTAACATATTATGTTTTACACAAATTATTTATCCTTTTTTTGCATTAAATAATGCTGTATAATCTCAAAGTTACGGTCCAATTTTCCTTCTATCCTATCAAAATAAGCCTCAAAAGATTCTTTAGTAACATAAGTAGTACTTATTTTAAGTGCTAAATCTGCTATTTCTTGTTGATGCTTTCTACTCTCCTCCTCTACTTCTCTTCTAAGAGTTATAAAATCTGTAAATGTCTTATCGTTTAAATCTTTAGTTAAAGATTCTTGCCTATCAATTATGCTAAAAAGCCTTGTTAGAACCCATCCTCCAAGAAAGGCTATAATGCCAAAAGATATATTTAATAACCATTGAAGATGTTCCATACTAATAATTACACTATTAGAAATGAATATTTTATAAATATTACAGCTTTAAATCATCAAAATCATTATCAGAAATATCAGTTTTTCTAGCACCTATTTTATAAGATTGAAGCTCTGTTTCTTGTGGAGCGGTTTGAACTTTACTACTATCCATATAGCTATCCATCCAACCAGCAATAGGATTATCTTTTTGATTAAAGATCTTTTTATAGCCTAAAGATCTTAATCTATTATCGCATAACCATTTTGCATAACCACCTAAAACCTCTGCATTTAATCCAAGTAAGGATCCATTTTTAAATAAATGCTCGGCCCATTCTATTTCATTTTTAGCGGCTTGTTCATAAAATGAATAAATTTTATCTTCGCTTTTCTTAACTATAGAAGTAAAGCCTTCTTTATCTTCTTCCTTTAGAATCTTAAGTAAATTTTGAGTAATACCAAAATGTAAAGCTTCGTCTCTTTGAATAAATTTAATTATTTTAGCGTTGCCTTCCATTTTACCGCGATACCCAAAATAAAATGAACAAGCAAAACTAACATAAAAAACAAGCCCTTCCATAACATTAACCGAAAGAATACAATCGAATATTTTTTGTTTTAAATCTTTTTTATCATCACTGCCAAGTATTTTATCGAAATTATTTCTTATTAGTTCCGCTCTAGAAGTTATCTCTTCGTCTTCTATTATACTATCAAAAAATTTACTAGCATCTGGATGCACATTATTTAAAAGATAAGAGTAAGAATAACTATGAATACCTTCGAATCTTTGCCATGTATTCATGCAAATTTCTAGTTCTGGATTACTAACATAGTCTTTGAGAGAGTGAATACTTCTTGAAAGCATACTGTCTCCAAGGATCTGAAACTTTAAATTAGTATCAAAAACAAATCTTTCTTGCCAAGTGAGATCTTTATAATCGCTACGGTCTTTATTTAAGGATACTTCATGTGGCCACCAAAAAAATTCTTCTTGTTTTTTAAATAGCTCAAAAAATATAGGATATTTAAAACGATCATATCTTTGAAGATTTAGATCTTCTCCAAAGAATAAGGGCTGTTTAGTGCAGTCAATATTTTTTAAATTAAGTACAGATTTCATAAATTTTATTTACACTAATTTTTAGAAATAGACTTATGAACCCAGAAATCATCTACGTGTATCATACCTGAATTATTGCGATCATAAAGTTCTCCTACAAAATGATAATCTTTAGATAATAAAAACTCTCTTGATTTATTTTTAGTGTTTTTTTGCCTATAATCATCTACTTCAAAAGATATAGTATTAAATATAATATCGCTCTCAAAGACTTTATACAAGGCTTCAAGTGTTATTTCTGGAGGCTCTAAATCTAAAGAAAGAAAATCTATTTTTAATGGAAAATCATAACTCAATAATAAATCTCGGTAATTAATATCTAGAGCATTTTTATTAACAAAAACAGAATTAGGTCTGTTAGAAACCCATTCGTTTTGAAATGATTGATCTAATTCAATAGCAATTCCTTTCCAATTTCTAATTTTTTCAAAAAAGTAAGTGTTGCTTATGTGTCTGTAATGATGTGCTCCTATATCTAAAAAATATCCATTCGTTTTAAAATCTAAAAAATTATCAACAAGCTTATCTTGCCCTATTTGAGAAAAATACATTTATAATTTACATGCTCCAGAGGAGCAATCCCTGTCTTCTATTTGATTGATTAATTGTTCTTTGTCTCCATCATCACTATTATTATAGTATAGACTAATTAATCCCAAACTATATGCGTACATAATTTCTTTCATAACTTTTGAATCCGGAAGAATGTTGTTATCATAATGTGAATAATTATAGTATACATTAGTTGAAATAGCCATGTCAACATATTTCTGTATGATTGCGTTAATTTTTAATATGCCAATATTATCTTTAAAATTATAAGCTAATTCATAATTCTTATCATACTTTCCTACTCCTGGAACAAGGACTGGTAATTTGCCCATTTTACTCATCTTATAGGTTATTAAACTTCTAATAGGTTCTACTCCATTTGTAGAAGATTGAATTACAGAACTACTTTCGCAAGGCATGCAGGAAGAAAGAGTAGAATGTCTTAAACCATATTCTTTAATATCTTTTCTTAATTTTTCCCAATCAAAAGAAAGTTTACGTTTACAAATTTCATCGACTTTATCTTTATAAGTATCAATAGGTAATATACCTTTTGAATATTTTATTCTATCAAACTTTTCGCATTTTCCCTTTTCTTTAGCTAATTCGATACTAGATTTTAATAAGTAATATTGAAAATGCTCCATCCACTCATCTAGTATTGGAAGCGTTTTGTCAGAAGTATATTTTAATTCATTTTTAGCAAGATAAGCGGCTAAATTAGTAATACCAATTCCAAGGCTACGACGTTTTTTAGCGAAATTTTCTGCAGCAATATTGAAGTAATCTTGAATTTCAATAATCTCATCAAGAAATCTTACGATAAGATCGCAAGTTTTTTCTAAATCTTGCCAATTCTTAATCTCAAGCATATTAACTGCTGAAAGAATACACATCCCAATTTCACCTTCTTTATCGTGATAATCATTTAATGGTATAACTGGATGTATGACTTCCGTACATAAATTACTCATAGTCACTTTATCAAGCCATGCTCCATGTTCGTTAGCGTGATCAACGTTTAATATATAAATTCTTCCAGTTTCGACTCTTTCTTTAACGATTAAAGAGAATAATTTACGCGCAGATACCTTCTTTTTGATTTTTATTTTTTTAGATTCACATTCTTTATATACTTTATCAAAGTCTTTTGTCCCCCAAGCTTCATAAAGTTCAGGCACCTCGACAGTATTAAATAAAGTAATATCTTCATCTTTTAATACTCTGTCGTAAAAAAGTTTACTCATACCTACGGTATAATCTAATTTTCTAACACGATTATCGTCTGTTCCGGCGTTATTTTTTAATACAACAATATCTTCTATTTCATAGTGCCACCATTGAATATTGCAAGTCGCACTACCTCCTCTAAGTCCATTTTGTTGCCAAGCTTTTACGCTGCTTTCGTATATTTTTAAGAATGGAATAAGTCCCGTATGAACTACTTCTCCGTTTTTAATTGGAGCACCTATGGCTCTAATTTTGCTAACATCAATACCTATTCCACATCTATTAGCAGTAGCCATACTAACTGCAGTAGCACTTGCTGTTATACTTTCACGAGTATCATCAACGCCGATCAAACAACAGCTAGCGTAATTTTTACTTGGAGTTCTTACACCAGCCATAACAGGAGTTGGAAGATTGATTTTATGTTTACTAATAGTTTCATAAAATTTTCTAATATAAGACAATCTTGTATCTTTTGGATAATTTATGAAACCGTAAGCGGATATAAGTATATAAGCAAATTGAGGTGTTTCATATATTCTATGAGACACACGATCTTTAATTAAATACTTATCACACAACTGTTTTATACCAGCGTATGTAAAGTTATAGTCTCTATCATGATCAATGAATTCACCAATTTTATTAATTTCATCTTCACTATATTTTTCTAATATTATAGGATCATAAATTTTATTTTTTAAACCTTGATTAAGGAACTCGGATAATCTCGGAGCATGTTTACCTTTCCACACGTCTTTCCTTAATTGATAATTCAAAAGTCTACCAGCAACATATTGATAATTAGGCTTCTCTATAGATATTAAATTAGCCGCAGATTCAATTAATAATTTATGTATTTCTTTAGTAGAAACTCCATCGTGTAAATTTATTTTTGCATTTATTTCTATGTCAGTTAAGCTAACATTATATAGATCTTTTATAGCCCAACTTATTACTTTATGTATTTTTTCTATATTAAATTTTTCAGTAGATCCACTTCTTTTTTTTACATTAAAACTTTTATTCATTAATAACCTTTCTCCAACAGATATATCTATGTTACAGCAGATTTATTTTTAAAAAAAGAAAATTTTATTTTGTTATTAACATTTAATAAAAATAGATAATCAGGTGTATCGTTACGTTTAATTATTTAACTTCCCAATGAGCTCCTCAAAGCGGAGCTTTCCCTGGAAAAGGGTTATAAAAGTCTATTAGTTCAACTTCCCAATTGAGTCCATAAGCCTTTCGGCTCCTAACACTTATCAGACACCGGTAGGACTGTCATTCTCGTGTTAGCCCTTACACCTACACACCCACTATTACTAGTGGTTTTCTGGGTCGCAAGCTCCGATAGCGTTGCCCACGCGCGAACTAATAAGACTTATCGTTTTTCGGAGTACGATAAACCTTATCCGCTAATAGGGCGGTATGTATGCTCTATACTATAAAGTATTTATACTTTTGTCAAAAATTATTTTGACTTCAAAATATTTTTATTTTATAATTTAATATGCGCATTAAAGTAATACAACATTCTGATGACAAATTCATAAACGTTCTTACTTTAACCAAACCAAAAAATATAGAATATTGTAAAAAATATAATTTAAATTATCAAGACTATATTGGAGATTTTGTCCCATCAAATATCACAAATGAGAGAAAAGTTTATTGGAATAAGCCATTTATACTAAAATCAATAATAGAAAACGAAAATTATGATTGGATTTTTTATTTAGACGCAGATGCGGTAATATTAGATCATAGTATAAATTTAAAGAATTTTATAACAATGTCTGATAAAAATGTTGAATTTATAGCTTGTTATGTGAATCAAAGACCCCAAGATAGATATTGGAATTTTAATTTTGGAGTTTTTTTTACAAGAAGTTCTGAATATATGCTAGATATAATTAATTCATCAATAGAAGCCTGTGAGATAAATGACGGCTCGATAGATGATCAACCGATTTTTCAAGCTATGCTTAGAGATAATTATAAAAAATTCGCAGAAAAAACCTCTATGTTTCCATCGCATTCTTTTAATGATCATGGTAGCTTTATTTATCATGCGCTAGGGCTTACTGAAAATAATACTGGAAATGAGAAGTCTAAATTACAGCAACTTAAGGAAGTTATAAAATATGAGTAAAAAAGTTATAGTTACTGGCGTTACTGGACAAGACGGCTCTTATATGGTTGACTTTATTTTAAATAATACTGATTACGAAGTTTATGGGATAAGAAGAAGGAGTTCTAACCCAAATTTTAAAAATATAAAACATAATATTCATAATCCTAGATTTAAAATTATAATTGGTGATTTAGGTGATAGTAATTCTATAGATGAAATAGTAAAAGAAGTTAAACCAGATTATTTTATAAATTTTGCTGCGCAGTCTTTCGTAGGTAGTAGTTGGCAATTGCCAATACAAACATTTGATACTGTAGCTTTAGGGGTTTTAAGATGTTTAGAAGCGATAAGAAAATATGCGCCTAATTGTCGTTTTTATTCTGCTGGCTCTAGCGAAGAAATGGGGGACGTTTTGTATAGTCCCCAAGATTTAAATCATCCAGTTAGACCCAGAAGCCCTTATGGAGCAGCAAAAGCCTCAGCTAGACATATAACAAAAGTGTATAGAGAGTCTTATAATTTATACGCTATTCATTCAATACTTTATAACCATGAGAGCGAAAGAAGGGGAGAAGAGTTTGTAAGTAGAAAAATTACAAAAGGCGTAGCAAGAATATTTCACAGCTTGAAAAATAATGAAAATTTTTCACCAATAGAATTAGGCAACTTAGAAGCAAAAAGAGATTGGAGTCATGCAAAAGATTTCATTGAAGGTATTTGGTTGATGCTAAATCAAAACGAGCCCAAAGAACATATACTTTCTTCTGGTGAAACTCATACTATTAAAGAATTTGTAGAAAGAGCTTTCAAATCAGCCGGCATTACAGCTCATTGGTCATATTCTTCAAACGAAGAAATTCCAGAAAATTTAGAATACAAAACCGCAATTAATTCAACATCAAGGTATATGTCGCAGACTTTAGTGAAAGTTAACAAACAGTTCTATAGACCAGCAGAAGTTAATCTTTTACTAGGAGATTCTTCTGTAGTAAGAAATGAATTAAAATGGAATCCAAAAATTTCTTTCGATGAGCTAGTAAAAAGAATGGTCGAAAACGATATAGAAAATAATGAAATTTTATAAAGCAGATTTAATAGTTGCAAGATACAAAGAAAATTTATCATGGATAAACGCAGAGTATGACAATATCTTTGTATATAATAAAGGGGAAGATGATATAAATCGAGTTTTTAATATAACTAAATTAAAAAACGTTGGTCGAGAATCTCATACTTATATATATCACATTGTAAATAATTATAACAATTTAAATGAAATAAATATATTTTCTCAAGGATCAATAGATGATCACGGTTTTTCAGAAAACTATCTTCATAAATTATATCTCGAAGCTCAGATGTATGGTTATTCTCTAAATAAGAATTTTTATCCAGAGTGGATAGAACCATTTGGAGGTTATAAAAATTTTAAAATTAGTAATCATGGAAATAAACCCGTCTCAAAATCAAAATATACTTTATATGAATGGAAAAAATATTTTAGCATATCAGAAGACGAAGAGAGATTTAAATGGTATCAAAAAGCTGTTTTCGCTATTTCAAAAGAGTACATACTGTCAAGGACTTTACAATTTTATAAAAATTTATTAAATGATCCAGAATTAAATGAATTAGACCCAGAGATTGGACATTTTTATGAAAGATCTTGGGCAAAAATATTTAATACAGAATAACTATGTACGATTTTTTAATTGTTGGTTGCGGTCTTTTCGGGGCGACATTCGCCAGCAAAGCTAAAGAAAACGGAAGAAAATGTTTAATTATAGACTCAAGGAATCACATAGGAGGTAACTGTTATACGGAAAATATTGAAGGAATTAATATACACAAATATGGTCCTCATATTTTTCACACGAACAATGATGATATATGGAAATATGTAAATACATTTACAGAATTTAATAGTTATATAAATCGACCTAAAGTAAGTTTTAAAAATAAAATATATTCATTTCCAATTAATCTTTTCACTTTGTATCAGCTGTGGGGGGTTTCTAAACCAGAAGATGCTATTAAAAAATTAAATGAAGCAAAAATAGATATAAAAAATCCATCAAATCTAGAAGAATGGATTTTATCTCAAGTCGGAGAAGAAATATATTATACTTTTATATATGGTTATACTAAAAAACAATGGCAAACTGATCCTAAAAATCTTCCATCTTCTATCATAAAAAGACTGCCGATAAGAACAGATTTTAACGATAACTATTTTTTTGATAAACATCAAGGCATTCCAATCGGTGGATATACAAAAATGATACAAAATATGTTAGAAAATGTTGAAATTATATTAAATGAAAATTATTTCGATAAAAGAGACTATTGGAATTCTAAAGCTAAAATAATAATTTTTACTGGTAAAATAGATGAATTTTATGAATATAAATATGGAAAATTAGAGTACAGAAGCTTAAATTTTGAAATGCAAAAATTTTTAATTAAAGACTTTCAAGGAAACGCTGTTGTAAATTATACAGAAGAAAATGTTCCTTATACTAGAATAATTGAACATAAACATTTTGAATTTGGAAACCAAGACTATACTTTTATAACAAAAGAATATCCTACAGATTTTAATGTAAATAAAATACCATACTACCCCATAAATGATGAAAAAAATAATGAAATATATAAAATGTATCTGAATTTAAATAAAACGAACAGTCAAGTTATATTCGGCGGAAGATTAGCCGAGTATAAGTATTATGATATGCATCAAATAATAGGCTCTGCTTTAAATAAGTTTTCCAAATTAATATAAATGAATCATCAAATAGTAATAGCCTGTTATAGAGAAGAAAAATCTTTTCTATTAAAAGAATATCTAAAAAGAACAGGAAAAAATATTTAGGAATCGGGGCTGCTGTTAAAAAAACAATTTGACAATAAAATACTCTCATGTTAGACTTGACTAGTGAATAGTCATAAACTATGTCAATTTATAATTAAGAAATATATACCTGCAAATATAAATTGGCCGAGAGAAATAAAAATAGCTCAAAAATTATTAAAACAATATAAAGGATACAGTTTTTGGAATAATTTAAATCAAATTAAATTAAATAGTTTAGCTTGGTTCCTTACTGAAGATGGGAAAAAATTCATTAATCTAGAGCTCAAAAAGCAGACTTTAAAAGAGTTAAAAAAAGAAAAGTACAATATTCAAGATAAAAAAATAGGCGAGGACAAAAAAACTTGCCAAAAGCCTAAAACTATCTTACAATTTATAAGATCATGGGACGTAAACCAAAAGAAGAATCTGTAATAGAATCTACCGGACCTTCGGCAAAATCAAGGCTTCTTTCTTTTTTGAAAGAAAATAAGGATGATCATTATAACTTTGAGGAAGAAATTTATTACAAAGTTTCAACTGGAAGCTTAAATTTGGATATTGCTACTGGTGGAGGATTAAGCCCTGGTCTACATAGATTTTTAGGAATGAACGAAGGCGGTAAAACAAGTGAAGCACTTGAAGTAACAAAAAATTTTCTTAATACAATAAAAAATTCTAGAGCTTTATTATTCAAAGCCGAAGGAAGATTGAGTAAAGAGATTCAAGAAAGATCTGGAGTAAAATTTGTAACGAATCCAGAGGAATGGGAGGATGGAACCTGTTTTGTTTTTGAGTCAAATATTTTCGAAACAGTGTCCGAGCTAATAAAAGATTTAATTCAAAATAACGAAGAGAATAAGAGATATATTTTTGTCCTTGATTCTGTAGACGGACTAATGACAAAAAGTGATAGTCAAAAAAGCTTAACTGAAGCTACTAAAGTGGCAGGAGGCGCAGTTATATCTTCAATGCTTATGAAGAAAATTTCTTTAGCTCTTTCAAAGCGTGGGCACATGGCAATTTTTATTAGTCAAGTAAGATCAGATATTAAATTAGATCCTTATGCAGCGAATAAGGATATCAGACAAACTACGGCTACTGGTGGAAATGCGCTTTTGCATTTTGCTAATTGGATTCTTGAGTTTGAACCTAGATACAATAAAGATCTAATTTTAGAAAAACCAAATGAAAAATACGATCAGATCAAAAATAAAATTATAGGGCACAATGTTAAAATAACAATCAAAAAATCTACAAATGAGTCAACTAATTCAAAAATACAATATCCCATTAAATATGGTAGAAAATCAGGATCTTCTGTATGGAAGGAGTATGAAGTAATAGACCAAATATTATCATGGGAATTTGCTACAGCAAAGGGAGCGTGGGTTACATTTACTGATGAGATAATTGAAGAACTTAAAAAGTCAAATATAGAGCTTAAAAAACAGCATCAAGGCATAGATAATTTAAGGTCTTATTTAGAAGAAAATAAACAGATTGTAGATTATTTTTATAATAAATTCATAAGTGCTCTTGCTTTATGAGATTATTAAATATTAACGGTAAGCTCGTTAATAAAAATGTTAGAAAAAATTTGGTAGATTGGGAAGGCAAAAGTAGAAGCAAGCTTCAGTTTCAATTTAAACAATTTTTCTATCCTTTCTGGAAAAACCATATTGTATACGAAGAGTTTCCTGTATATGGAACAATGCTTAAAGTTGATTTTTTAAATGCAACAAAACGAATAGTTGTAGAGATACAAGGTAATCAGCATGAATCATTTAATAAATTCTTTCATGATAATTCTAGATTAAAATATTTGCAAAGCATCAAAAGAGATGTTCAAAAAGTTAAATGGTTAGAGATGAATAATTTTAAATTTTTAGAATTGTACGAAAATGATTTAGAGAATTTGTCTTCACAATATATAGAAGAAAAATGTGGAATTTTGATTATTTAAGTGTAAAAAATGTTGGTGACCAATAAAAAAAAATTTAATTTTCCTAATAACTTGCTTAAACAATTAGATGAATGTAGTTTCGGGGGATATGTTTTATTTAATTTCAACGCTCAAGGAGACCCCCAAGTTTTTACAAAATTTGATAACCAAATGAATGCTATGGCTTTGTTATATTATTTAGGATCCTGGATTAGCACAGTAGATCAAATGAACATAGAAGCCACAGCGGATGCAATAAACAGAGAAAATAATAAACATAAACACAATAATCAAGAAGGCGAAGAATCAGAAGATTAATACTTTACTTGACTTTTAAAATATAAATAGTTATCATTATAGAGATGATTTATTCTCTTCAAATTGAGCGGCACGTATTAAGCGGTTTAATAAAATATCAGCATTTATTTACTGATGTAGATATTTTTTTATCGGAAGATGATTTTTATCACGACGTACATTCTACTATATATGCTGTGTATAAAAACACTAAATACAAAGGAGAAAAAGTAGACAAAGTTCTTTTGGCGGAAAAGATTAAGAACTTAGGAATTTCATTTAAAGATGATATTAATATATATGATTATATTGATAATTTAAGTTTTTCTCAAATCACGGAAGAAGCTACAATGAACGCTTGTAAAGAGCTAATGAAATTAAGAATAAGGAGAGAAATAGCCCAAACAGCGGAAAAATTAAAAAAATATGTCTCAGACAACGGAGAGGAGCCAATAGATAAAATTATATCTGAAGCAGATGCAATTTATAATGATAAAATCTCTTCTTATGAATCAAATGAGGGGCCAATAAATCTTTTTGAAAATGTGGAAGATATTATTGAAGAAATTGGAAATTCTCCAAAAGAAGAAGTAGGCCTAATAACTCCATATCAAGAATTTAATAGGTTATATGGAGGATTAAAAAATGGAAATATTTATGCAATTGTTAGTAGACCAGGACAAGGAAAATCCACCTGGATTAACGATATATGTTTTAACACAAGTAAAATCCCAAGAAATAAAACTAAAACATTAGTTCTAGATACAGAAATGCAGACTTTGGATATTCAATTAAGGATGATATCATCTATGACTGATGTACCGATGTGGTATTTAGAAACAGGTAATTGGAGAAAAAACGAAGAGATGACGTCAAAAGTTAGATCTGCTTGGTCGGTTATTAAAAATCACGAATATTATCATTATCATGTAGGTAGTAAAAACATAGATCAAATTTGTTCTATTATTAGAAGATGGTATCTCTCTAAGGTAGGCAGAGGAAATCAAGTTTTAATTGCTTATGATTACGTTAAATTGACGGGTGAAAAAGTCGGGCAAAATTGGGCAGAACATCAGGCTATAGGACAAAAAATAGATAAATTAAAAAGAATATCTGAAGAAATACAATGCCCAATCATTACGGCGATGCAATTAAATAGAATTGGAGAAAATTTCAATAGAACAGCCGCAAATGTAGTGGATGATAGTTCTGTAATAGCTTTATCAGATAGACTTCAGTGGTTCGCTTCTTTTGTTGCGATTTTTAGAAGAAAAACATTAGATGAACTAGCTTTAGATGGTCAAGAATTTGGAACGCATAAACTGATACCAACAAAAACGAGATTTCAAGGGAAAGAAGCTGCTGGACATCAAGATTTAGTAAGAAGATTAGATGCTAGTGGTAAACAAATTTGGGCGCAGAATTATTTAAATTATAATGTTCGTAATTTTAAAATAGAAGAAAGGGGTTCATTACTGACGATTGCACAAAGGCAGAGAGAGCAATATGAATTAAATGATAGAAGCGAAAATGATGGAGAGATTTTATGAATGTAAAATTTATCTCTGTGACTCAACCAAATGTAGAAGGCGTACTAAATCCAGAAGATCTAGTCGCTTATTGCGCTAGAGTTAGTAATCCATCAAATCAAATAAATACTGAAACAGCACCAAAATTATTAAAATTTTTAATTAAACACAAACATTGGTCACCACTAGAAATGGTTGATATGACATTAGAAATAAAAACTAGCAGAGCTATAGCTGCTCAAATTTTAAGACATAAATCTTTTTCATTCCAAGAATTCAGTCAAAGATATAGTTTAGCGACAGAATACGAAGACGTAGAATTAAGACTACAAGGAGATAAAAACAGACAAGTTGGAGAAAACTTGCTACCGAAAAATCATCCAGCTTTTAAATCTTTAAACCATTTAGTGGCAGAAGTATTATCTTTAAGCGATTACTGTTATAATACTATGATTGAAAATGGAATAGCTAAAGAAATAGCGAGGATGATTCTCCCATTAACTACTCAAACCACAATGTATATGAAAGGAAATCTCAGATCTTGGGTACACTATATAGATTTAAGAACCGAACAAAATACTCAAAAAGAACACAGAATTATAGCAGACGAATGTAAAAATATTTTTATTCAAAAATTTCCAACAATTTCAGAGGCATTAGAATGGAAGAAAATATAAATAATATATATCAAATATTAACTAATATTGGCTATTCTTTGAAAGATTACGGAAGAGAATATAGAACCAAGCCTCTTTATAGAGACAGCGATAACGACACAGTATTGAGAATATATAAAGACACTGGTTTTTGGGTAGATTTTAAAGAAAATATAAGCGGTAACTTTCCATTACTAATTAAAAAAAGTTTAAAGTTAGAATCTGAAGATCAAGCCAAAGTATGGTTAAAAGAAAAAAATTATTCTTATGCTAGTGATAATAAAATACAACAACCAAAAATAAAAGATAAAAAAACTTTTGATAAAGATTTATTATTAAAACTAGAAAAAAATCATAATTATTGGACCAATCGAGGCGTTAAAGAAGAGACTTTAAGTTTGTTTAAAGGCGGATTAGCTAAAGCTGGTAAAATGAAAAATAGATATGTGTTTCCCATTTTTAATAGTAAAGAAGAAATAGTTGGCTTCTCTGGAAGAGACGTAACAAATGAAAGTAAAATAAAATGGAAACACCTTGGAGATAAGTCGAATTGGTGTTATCCTACCTATTTAAATTTAGATTATCTTAAAGAAAATAAAGAAATTTATCTTATTGAAAGTATTGGTGATTGCCTATCTTTATGGGACGCTGGAATTAAAAATACTATAGTTACATTTGGCTTAGAAATAAGTACATCAATATTAAACCTTCTTCTTAAAATTGATCCAAATAAAATTTATATTTCATTTAATAATGATATTGCAAAAAATAATGCTGGAAATAATGCAGCAGAAAAAGCTATCAATAAATTATTAAGATATTTTGATCGCAAACAATTAGAAATAAAATTACCAAGTAAAAAAGACTTTGGAGAGATGTCTTTTGAAGAGATCAAAGCATGGAAGATAAAAATCTAAAAGTCTTATCGGCCTCAAGAATTAAAACCTTAGAAACTTGTTCTTGGGTTTATTGGAATAATTATCACATTAAAGTCCCACAAACACAAAATGATGGGGCTCTTAGAGGAACAATTTGTCATACTATATTTGAATTGCTTTTAAACCCTAAGCATAGAAAACATTACAATAAAATAATAAAGAAAAACTCTATTAAAGGTAGTGGAGCAATAACAAGATTAGTTAAAAAATTAAAAGCTAAAATGGGATTAGATCAATCAAATTTTCAAATTTTAGATCAGATGATTATGGTAGGTTTAAAGCATGATTTTTTTGGAGAGGGAGGAAAAATAGTCCAGCCAGAATATCCTTTTGAAATTAAAAATGATATTCCTAAATATCATATTAAGGGTTTTATTGATAAACCTATTAAAAAGAAAAAAGAAATGCATATAATTGATTATAAAAGCTCTAAATATAAATTTAGAGGAGATGACCTTGAAGCTAATATTCAAGCCATGATGTATAGTCTTGCTAGTTTAAAAACTTGGCCCAAACTAAAACCAATAGTCAAATTTTTATTTTTAAGATTTCCTAAACAACCAGTTCAAGAATTGATTTTTACAGAAGATCAAATAAAAGGATTTGAATATTATTTAGAGCATATAAATGATTATATTAATAAATTTGACAAAAAAGCTGCTGAAGCAAATTTCGCAGCAGATAATGATAAAAATAAATGGATGTGTCAGATTGGTGGATGGAAATGTCCATATAAAGATTCTTATGAGTATTATGTCAAATTAAATGAAGATGGAGATGTTATAGAATCAAATTTGCACGGACAATTTAAAGATATAAATGGATTTAAAACAGAAAAAAGATCGTATAATGGTTGCCCAAAATGGAAACAGCCCGCAAATAAAACTGAAAATAATGCACTTACAAAAGATGAATTTTTAGATTGACAAGATAAAAATTATAAATATAATTAACTTATGGATATATTACCTTTATTTAAATCTCACTATAGTATAGGTAGATCTATATTAACTCTTGAAGACGAAGCTCAAGAAGAGTTCTATCCAAATTCAATTATTAATATTGCCAAAGAAAATGATTTTAAAAATTTATATTTAGTAGAAGATAATATGACATCTTTTTTACAAGCCTACACAAATTGCACAAAGAATAATATTAATTTAAGATATGGATTAAGAATAACCGTGACAGATAATTTAGACGATAAAAGTGAACAAAGTAGAATAAAAAATTCTAAATTTATAATATTTTTTAAAAATAATCAAGGATACAAAAAACTTATTAAAATATTTAGTATTGCAGCTAAAAACGGATTTTATTATGAACCGAGAACAGATTTTAAAACATTAAAATCTATATGGAACAACGACCATTTATTATTATCTGTACCTTTTTATGATTCATTTATATTTAATAACGTATTGAAAAATGCTTTATGCACGCCCCAAATTGATTTTTGCTCACCAACATTTTTTATTGAAAATAACAATATTCCATTTGACAATTTAATAAAATCAAAAGTATTAGATTATTGTAAAAAAAATAAGAATAATATTATTAATGTAAAAAGCATTTACTATAAATTAAAATCTGATTTTAAATCATATTTGACATTTAGATGCATTAACGTAAGGACTAATTTAAATAAACCCGAAATAGAACATATGACAAGTAATGATTTTTCTTTTGAAAGCTGGAAGGAGGAATCTAAAAATGGATGAACATCTTTTAAGATATGACAAAAATAAAAATTATGTCTTTATTGATTGCGAGACATTTAATTTATGTTTAAATTTTTGTCACAATTTACCTTGGCAAATAGGAATGATAAAAGTTAAAGGAGACTTTAAAAATGATAGTAAAAATTATTATATTAATTGGGATACAGATTTAAAGATAAGTGATGATGCAGCGAGAATAACTAGATACGATCATAATAAAGTTAAAAAATTAGGTATGAAACCAGAAGAAGTTTTCCCAACGATTAAAGATTGGCTAGACCATGCTGATTATATTATTGGTCATAATATATTAGGTTTTGATATTTATCTTATAAAAGAACTTTACAAGAAAATGGGGTGTCATTGGAATCATTTGATTAATAAGATTATAGATACAAATTGTGTGGCTAGAGGAATAAAATATAATTTGCCATATAAAAGATCAGAGAATTTCTTAGAGTATCAGTACAAAATATACCACACAAGAAGAAAAGATGTAAAAAGTTCTCTTATTACGTTGGGAAAAGAAAATGATATAGAACACGATTACGAAAGACTGCACGACGCTTTAAATGATCTTGAATTAAATATAAAAATATGGAACAAATTGAAATGGCAGGTAGATCTTTAATATGGCTTCATTAGATGATATATATGATTCTATAGATGTCCTTGATAAGGCAGGAGCAGAATATCTATTGATAACAATCCAAAAAGGAAAGAAAGAAGGAAAAGCGGATGTTTTTTATAATTTAAAAAATGATGATTCGTTAAAGGTTTTAACTAAAGGTTTAAAAATTTTTAGCCAAGAAATAGACAAAAGGAAAAGCGATGGCGAATTTAATTAATTTAAAACAATTTGATTCTAATTTTTCTAACATAGATCTTCCGCTTCATGGCGTAAGACTTCCAGAATTTACTATAGATAATAAATATAAACATGAAGTTGGTATAAGCGAAGACGCTTCGAATTATGATTTTCTTAGAGCTTTGACTTTAAAAGGTTTAAAAAGTTTAAATCTTAAAAAAGATTCAGAAGAATATCATAATTATATTAATCGTATTAAATATGAATTAGACACTATTAAGGAGCTTGGGTTTATTGATTATATACTACTAGTTTGGTATGTTATTAATTATTGCAAAGAAAACAATATTCCAGTTGGCTTAGGAAGAGGATCAGCTGCTGGATCACTAATATTATTTTTGATAGGAGTTACCCAAATAGATAGTTTAAAATATAACCTTTATTTTGAAAGATTTATATCAAAGATTAGGGCCAAAAAACAGGAGGTTGACGGAGTAATGTATTTAGATGGTACATTAATGTGTGATGTTGATTTGGATATATGTTATTATAACAGACAAAAAGTGCTTCAACATCTTGAAGAAAAGTTTAAAGGAAAAACTAGTAAAATTTTAACTTTAAATAGTTTAAGCGGAAGACTTTTGATTAAAGAATGCGGAAAGATAGTCGGAGAAAAGTCGGACCAAGAAATGACATTAATATCTGGTATGATACCTAAAATCTTTGGTCAAGTTAAAGATATTAAACAAGCTTATGAAGAAGTCTCTAAGTTTAAAAAATGGTGCGAGGAAAACAAAGAAACTTATGAAATCGCTTTGAAACTTAGAAATCTTATAAAGAATAAAGGCGTACACCCTTCTGGAGTGTTGTTATCTTATAATAAATTAGAAGAGTCTTGTCCAACAGAATTTTCTAGCGATAAAGAGCCTGTATCGTCTTTTGATATGAATTGGGCTTCTTTATTTAATATAAAATTAGACATTCTTGGATTAAGAAGCGTATCTGTTGTGGATGATGTTTGCAAACAAATAGGCATAAAAATAACAGATATAGATTTAAATGATCCATCTATTTATAGATCCTTACAAGATCTTCAAACTCCTCATGGCTTATTTCAAATTGAAGCAGATACAAATTTTAGAGTGTGTCAAAAAGTAAAACCTAAAAATTTAGAAGAATTGAGTGCGGTATTAGCTTTGGCTAGACCTGGAGCATTAGATTTTGCGGACACATACGCGAGATATACTAATACCCAACAATATCAAGGGATACACCCATTCTTTGATGATATTTTAAAACAAACTGGAGGGGTATCTTTATATCAAGAGCAGTTGATGCAAATGGCTAATAAGATAGGATTTACATTAGACGAAGCAGAAATATTAAGAAGAATCGTGGGGAAGAAGAAAGTAGAAGAAATTAAAGAATGGCAAAATAAAATCAATGATAAATGTAAAAATAATAAATTACCTAAAGAGGTAGGAAATATTTTATGGAAAATTTTGGAAGATTCTGCTAATTATTCTTTTAATAAATCACATTCGATTGCGTATGCAGCTTTAGCGGCTTGTACAGTATATTTAAAATTTAATTATCCAAAACAATTCTTTTTATCTTTACTCAAAATGACAAGGCATGAACCAGATCCAATTGGAGAAATATCTAAGATACAAAAAGAAATGGGAGCTTTTGGAATCAAACTTTTAAGACCCCATATCATTAAATCTGATATGGATTTCTCAATTGAAAATGATGATATTAGATTTGGTTTATTGTCAGTCAAAGGCATATCGGATAAATCAATAGAGAAGTTGAATAGCTTTAGAAACAAGTATTCCAATAAATTTGAAATATTTCAAGCTGCAGAAGAAGCCGATTTAAATATTGGAGTATTGTGCTCGCTTATACAAGCTGGAGCTTTAACAGGTTTTAAGCAATCAAGAAGTAAAATTGTATTAGAAGCTCAATTATGGAACATCTTAAATCTAAAAGAAAAAAAATTCGCTATATCTTTTGGAGAAAAATTTGATTATGATTTAATTAAAATCATAAAACATCTTAATACATTTACAGACGAAAAGGGTAAGGTGATTATCAAAACTACCAGACTTGATACAATCAAAAAAAGATACGAACCTTATTTAGATATATATAACCAAAACAGCAAAAGCGAAAGTTTTGCTAATTGGTACTATGAAAGAAGACTGCTTGGATATACTTATGAAAAAACCTTAAGAGACATTTTTGCCGACAAAAGAGATAATCTTCTTTCCATCAACGAAGTAATAAATGTCCCAATCGGAACAAAAGTATTTTTTGTAGGAGAAATAGTAAAGGTTTATACAGGTATCGCTCAAAACGAAAGAAAGACAAAATTTTGTAGAGTAACTATTACAGATGAAACTAATACTATAGATACCCTTTTGTTCAATAATTTTATAGAAACTAATAAATTTCTTAATAATAATAAAAATTATCAGGAGAAAAATATAGTAGTAGTTAAGGGCACAAAAAAAGATAATGCTATATTTGGAGAAGTTATAGCTATACAAGATCAAAAAATATATATGAAATTAAGCGAATTGAAAATTAAATAAAACTTGACAAATCTTAATATATAGCATATTATCTAATTATGGTATCTTTTTATAAACCAAATAGTAAAAATACAGGGACAGCTTGTAGCTTTTCAGTCAATTCAAAGGATGAATCTATATGGAGTTCATTAATTAAACAAAGCTCTTGGAATGATTCTAAAAAAATAGGATCATTTTCTGAAAATCAAAATAATCCAAATAAAAGTGTAAAAATTAAATTCGCATTGACAGAAGCTGCCGGACTTCTTGACGCCTTAGAAAGAAATACTGAATTTTCTGCATATCATATTTCAGAGAAGCAATCTACTCAAATTAAGCTGAGTCCATATATAAGAGATGAAAAGCAGGTTGGATATTCTTATATAGTTAATAAAACTGATAAACAAAATAGCGAAAATAAACAGTCCTATTTAATAGGTTTTTATTTTAATGAAGCAAGACTTCTTAAAGAATTTTTACAATATGCTTTAAATTCTATTTTTGAATCTCAAAGAATCGAAACAATTAAAAAGTTAAAAAATAATCCTAAAGATCAAAATAAATCTACAGAAAAAGTTGAAGATTCTGAAGATTCTGAAGAGAGTGATCTTTGGTGATTAAGTGAAGAAAAAAAAGCTATTATATCAATCTGATTTTAGTTTGGCTAAAACTGGATTTGGCAGAGCTTCAAAAGCTCTTTTGTCTTATCTTTACGAGACAGGAAAATATGATATAGTACATTATTCTTGTGGGTTACCATATAATCATCCAGATTTTTCTAGAACTCCTTGGAAAACCATTGGGACTTTACCATCTAATCCTAAAGAATTAGAAGAGATACAAAAAGATCCTAATATGGCTAGAATGGCTAGCTATGGCGCATATTATCTAGACAAAGTTGTAAAAAAAGAAAAACCAGATGTTTATATAGCTGCGCAAGATATTTGGGGCATAGATTTTGCAATACAAAAAAAATGGTTTAATAAAATTACATCGGCGCTTTGGACTACTTTAGATTCTCTTCCTATACTACCTACGGCTGTAAATGCAGCGAAGAAAACTAAAAATTATTGGATTTGGAGTGATTTTGCTACAAAAGCTTTAAATGATATGGGACATAAACACGTTCAAACTATGCATGGTCCATTAGAGACAAAAAGTTTTTATAAACTATCTAATTCAGAAAAAGAAAATTTAAGAAAAAAACACAACATACCATTAGACGCATTTGTTATAGGTTTTGTTTTTAGAAATCAACTTAGAAAAAGTGTGCCCAATCTTTTAGAAGGATACGCTTTATGGAAAAGATCAAATCCACAAATTAAAAATACATTTTTACTTTTGCATACCCACTGGGGAGAAGGTTGGAACATACATAAACTTGCTCAAGAATACAGCGTAAATCCAAAAGAAATTTTGACCACCTATATATGTAAAAGTTGCGGAGAGTATGAGATTAAACCGTTCCAAGGACAAGATTTGAATTGTAGATTCTGTAAAACAGAAAAATCTCAAATTACAACAAATGTAGGTCTAGGAGTGACAGAAGAACAGCTAAACGAGATTTATAATTTGATGGATGTTTATTGCCATCCTTTTACAAGCGGGGGCCAAGAAATACCCATACAAGAAGCAAAGCTAGCAGAGCTAATAACATTGGTTACCAATTATTCTTGTGGAGAAGAGCTTTGTGGAGAAGGGTCAGGCAGTCTATCTTTAGAGTGGTCAGAATACAGAGAGCATGGAACAGAATTTAGAAAAGCTTCAACAAAACCGACGTCTATAGCGAAACAAATAAATAAAGTATACAACATGTCTTTAGATAAAAGAAAAGAAATTGGAGAAAAATCTAGAGAATGGACGATCAAAAATTATTCTATAGAAATTATAGGAGAAAAAATATCTAAATTTATTGACAATTCTCCTTATACAAATTATGATTTCTCTTTAGAAGAAGAGAAGAGAGATCCTCTACACATAGTACCAGATATTAAAGACGATAAAGATTGGTTGATTTATATTTATCATAATATTTTAAAGATGAAAGAAGTTGATGAGCACGATGATGGATACAAGTATTGGGCTAACGAAATTAGAAAAGGAGTGAAAAGAAGTACTATAGAACAATATTTTAGAGAAATTGCTTCTAAAGAAAATGGACAATTTCAAAAAGATGATTTTTCAAGTCTTTTATCTAAAGAAGATGAAGGAAAAAGGTTATTATTTGTAATGCCTCAAAGTGCGGGAGATGTTTTTTGGTGCACATCACTACTCCCCTCGATTAAGCGCACATATCCCGAATATAATATATATTTTGCTACGCAAAAACAATACATGGAAATTCTAGATGGTAATCCATACATTTATAAAACGATAGAATACAACCCAATTATGGATAATTTATTATGGTCAGAAGGAGTAGGAAGTCATAATGGATATTTTGAGATTACATTTTTACCATATATAGGCACGCAAAGGATACTTAATTATCTTCATAATGGAAAAGATAAACTAGCTTTTGACATAAAAGACTTTTAATATGAATTTATTTTGTGAAATTTCCGCTGGAGAACTAATAGATAAAATTTCTATTTTAGAGATAAAAGCGGAAAAAATTAAAGATTCAGCAAAATTATTATATATTAATACGGAAAAAGAAATACTTCTTAAAGAAGCAGGTAAATTATACGCTTATATAAATTGGCTTCTAAAATTAAAGGGAATTAATTTTAAATTATGGAAAATAGAAGAAGACATAAGAGAAAAAGAGAGAAAGAAAGAATTTGATTCTGAATTTATAGAATTAGCAAGAGCGGTCTATTTTACTAATGATGAAAGATTTAACATTAAAAATCAAATTAATAACTATTATAAATCAAATATAATGGAACAAAAAAGCTACGAAAAATATAATTAATATATGCACATATTAGAACAGTACGCGATTAATTGTGGAGCCAAAATAAATAAACCATACATTCTAGAAGAATTTTATCCGATTCCATTTCAAGAAGATTATATCTGTATTCATTCGGGAAGCGGCATGGATTCAAAAAATTATGATCATTTTCAAGAAGTAATAGATTTAATAAGCCCTCTTTTACATAAAAATAAAATAAAAATTATTCAAATTGGTGGATCGAAAGAAAAATTATTAGAAGGGTGTTTCGATGCAAGGGGATCCTCTAAAAGACAAATGGCTTATATCTTAAGCAAATCAAAACTATATTTCGGTAATGACACGATGAGTCTTCATTTTGCCTCTTATTTTCAAAAGAAAATTGTTTGTGTTTCCACTGTATTATATTCTTCTAATTTTTATCCATATTGGAGTAATCAAAAAGATTATACAATAATTGAATCTCATAGAGATGGCAAAAAACCCACATTTTCTGCCAAAGAAGACCCAAAAACTATTAATTTCATAAATCCTGAGATTATTGCAATAGAAATATTAAATAAGCTAGATATAAAAAATAATTTAAATAAATTAAAAACAATTTTTATTGGTGATTTTTATAATAATAAAATTTTTAATGTTGTTCCAGATCACTTAGTGCAACGAAATCAAACTATAAATCACATAATATCTAGAATGGATTTACTTCATAACGAAGAAGTTTTAAATAAACAGTTACAGATTATAAAGTGCGTCATTACTTGCTCTGAACCAATAAGCGCAGAAATACTAAAAAACAATAAAGAAAATATTTTAGGGGTTAATTGTTTTGTAGAAAATGAATCTAATTTAGATTTTGTTAAAACTTTAAAAGCACTTAATATAAAGTATCAGCTTTTCTCATATTTAAGAGAAGAAGAATTGAATAAACATAAACTGCATTTTATGGATTATGGAAATATTATTAGAATAAATTTGGATCATCCAAAAATCAAAGAAAAAATAACAACTTTCAAAGATAAAAATCTGTCTATTTTTTACAAAAGTAAAAATTTTATCTTAAGTAAAGGGAAAGTCTTTTTAAGCGAAAAGGCGTTTTTTGATAATAAACCAGTAGATTCATTAAATGATAATATTCAAGAATATTATGATATGGATATTATTAATGAAAATCCTGATAAATTTTATATATTTGGTTTAGAGTTGACAAAAGTTTAAAAATATATTACCATATATATATATGGAAAATTCAGAAACCCAAACTACAATTATTAAACCCAATATTAAGTTTGTAGAGGAAACCAACCAACCTTGCAAAAATTGTCCACCTAAAGCTATTACAAGAAATACCTACGGTTTACTTGAAGATCAAAGCATAAATTACACTTTTAATGAGGATGGATTTATTAATTGGAGAGGAATGGTTAAACAGCAGTATCTTGTACCCAATAGACAAAGGACGCAAGAAACAGATGTATCAAAATTAGAAGATAAAGATTTGTTAATACTTCTAGGCGGAATTAAAGAATTAGCTCAAATAAGAGGATATACAGATGTCTCGTATAAAGTGGTAGCGGCCTCAGAAAATTATTTTGCGACCAGTTGTAAAATAACATGGATTCCAAATTATGAGACACAAAATAAAATAGTTACTTTTGAAGCTCTCGCTGATGCATCTTTACAAAACACAAAAAGTTTTGCCAGATTCTTTTTGGCCGCAATTGCAGAAAATAGAGCTTTTGTAAGATGTGTTAGAAATTTTCTTAAGATTAATATTGTAAGCCAAGAAGAACTTGGAGATGCAAAAATATTAGAAGAAGCAGTTACGATAGACAATCCAACGTCTCCACATTCTCTTTTAGAAAAAGTAATGAAAGAAAAATCAATAACTTTAGATAATTTAAAGTCAAAATTAATTAAAGAAAAATTCGATAATGCAGATAATATTAATTCTATTAATGATATACCCAAAACAAAGATATTTGAATTAATAGAAAGACTAAAAAAAATTAAAGGCTAATGATAACAAAGGCTCAGTTAGATTCTTTAACTGAAGAAGAGTTGGGGTACTTATATCTTTGTTTTAAAACTGAATGGCAGAATATAGGGATGAAATATCCGTTTAATTTTAATTTTATTAAAAGTTTTAAAAATCAAGCGGTCTTGCCTATACTAACTAAATATAGTAATATATTAAAAGACGAATACAAGAACACAATCCCAAATATTTTAGATAAATTAGAAAATAATAAATAACTTATGGCGTTGGATCGTATAAAGCATCCACATTAAAAGCAATATCTGCAGTACCAGTATTTGTAACAAAAAGTCTATCTATATTTGCATTCAAACTATTTCCATTTGAATCATAATCTCCCCAACTGATAGATCCATTAGACCCTGTTATGGCGTTATATAGAAGCGGAGAGGTTGAAGTTATGATGAATGTATTATCTGGAGTAGCGGTATTATTAGTTTTGACTGTCACATTGTAATTTGCGTCTGTAGAAAAAGCTAAAACTTTACCACTAGATGGAATAAAATTAAAATTAACTAATTGATTAGTAGTAGAACCATTAATCGTTTCGCTAATTGATTGTTTAGCGCCAGCGATGTAAACTCTTGGTACAGTATATGAGTTGTCTAGTCCTGCTGTCGTTTTAGTAATAGTAACTGTGAAAGGCATATTTAAATAATATTACACATCCATAAATATATTGTGAAATTATGATTTATTGTTTTTTTCTAGGAAATGTAATTGGAGGGCTGGTTAATACTGGTCCTAACTCTTTCGCCGAACCAAACATTCCTCCTGTACCTACTAATATCGGAAAACTTAATGAAAGTACAAATAATAGTAATTCCAGGAAATTAAAGCCACTGATTGTATTGCCTACTACTATTCCTCCGAATAAATTTATACCTCCTAAATAACTTGCGCGTGTACCAGAAGTTATAGGTAAAAGTCCTGTAGAAAAAGTAGAAGTTGTGATATTTATTTTTGGATAATAAAACCAATTAGATCTACTTCTACAAATATATGGACCGAAAATGGATTTTGTATTTGCTGGATTTTTATAGATATTTCTATAAGTTCTATTTCCAACACCAGTTAGGTTTCCATCAAAGAAAGAAAAAGTGCCCAAAAATCCTGTTCCTATCCCACTCCTAGTAATTTTGCTAGGAATCCAGTCTGTAAAATCGATATATACACTAGTTCGTTTGTCTGAAAATAATATTTTATTACTAAGCCCGACTTCTTCTAATGCATTTAAAAAATCTTCTTCACCTTCTTCAAAATCATCGATATTAGGAATACGCAATTCGTTTAATTTTTCATATTTTTTAGTTGAATTAGTTTTTAGATTATTAATATAAGATATTATTTTGTTTTCTTGAACATTTCTCCATATAGAAGAGCTATATCCTACTCCAGCCATACATTCAGCTTTACTTAGAAGTCCATCACTAATAGTTCCAATTGTTTTTTGAAATTCTTTATCGCTACATAAATTAGTCATTTTTTTATAAATTATTTTCCTTTCTTTTGTATCAGCTAAAGGAAAAAAACGATTAATTAGTTGACCAATCATTTTTCGATTATTAGCTTTAGCCACTTGTTCATAATAATACATTCTAGATATTCCTGATCTTGGAATTCTTATAGCTCCTCCCCCAAAAAAACCAGGAGCTATAGCGTTCATAATCATAATTGATATAGTTATGCACACTATTAATCCCATTAAATTATCTATCGGTATTCCAAAAACCATAGATACTGCTAATGGGGTTAGCGCACCAAAAAGAAAACTTCCCCAATTTAAATAAAATCCATAGTCATTATAATATAAATCGGAGAATTTTCTTTCAGTAAAAGCTAAAGGCCTATTTGTTCCTGGACCAAAACTTACTACATTTTGCAAGCTAGTTTCAGACATAAAATTTTTTCTGTCTTCTTCAAATATCTTTTTAATTTCTTTATCTATAATATTATCTTTGGGAATTGATTTCATCGCCCCATTTCGAAAGAATATATAAGAATTTGTAACTGGTATAGCGTTAAGCATGGGAGTTTTATTTAAAATACTTTTATTCTGAATTCCATAAGCTGGATTCCAATTAGGAGTTAAAACTTTTTTATTAAAAACGAAACTCATTTAGGCTCCACCACCTCCTCCACCACCTCCTCCGCCCCCACCTCCTCCGCCCCCACCTCCTCCGCCCCCACCTCCTCCGCCCCCACCTCCTCCGCCCCCACCTCCTCCGCCCCCACCTCCTCCGCCCCCACCTCCTCCGCC